CGCCGCATTGCGGTACGAGGACGGGTCAGCCGTCATCCAGATGGCGAACATCAAGGACGCGCGGCAGGCTGGCACCATGTGGGCCGTGGACTGGCTCGCCGAACGTTGGCCGAAGACCGCCAGCGTGGTCATCGACGCGCAGTCCCCGGCAATGAGCTTGCTGCCCGAACTGAAGGCCGCGCACGTGAAGGTCACCGTGACGAACATGCAGGAGATGGGCCGCGCATGCGGCCGATTCCTCGACATGCTCAAAGCCGGAACGCTCAAGCACCCGCCGGACGAATACCAGCCGCAGCTGGCCGCAGCCGTCAAGGGCGCGACCACGCGTCCATTGGGACAGTCCGGCGCGATCGCATGGAACAAGCTCGGCTCGGATATCGACATAACGCCGCTCGTATCAACCACGATCGCCCTGTACGGGGCGTTCACGACGAAACGACATCCGGGAAGACGACAGGAGGTGATGTTCTGATGGTGTTCTACATGGCCGACGGCACAACGGTAAGTGTCGCTCCGAAATTCACCGGCAGCAGCTACCTCGACACCGCAAGCGGAAACGTCGGCACCATCCTCGGCGTCGACGACGAGGACATGCCCATCATCCACGAACTGTTGCGCGTGTGGCGAGAGAAATACCCACGCAACCTGATCCGCGGAGCCTACTACGACTGCAAGGAACGATTCAAAGACTTCGGAATCTCCATCCCCGACCAGATCAAAAACAAGGTCGAGGCGATGATCGGATGGCCCGAACTGGCCGTCCGATCATTGAGCGACCTGAGCGACCTGGAAGGGTTCAGCGTATCCGGCGACGACACGATGGGCGTCAACGACCTGTTCGAGGACAACCAATTGGACGTGGCCACGTCAGAACTGATCGTATCCGCTTACAAGCACTCATGCAGCTTCCTGACCATCGCCGCAGACCCGGAGAATCCGGAACGAATCAGCATGATCCCACGCTCCGCCGACTGGTCCGCGGGCATCTGGGACCGGCGCAACCACCGTCTGGCCGCCGCGTTGACCATCACCGAGGACGACAAGGACGGACGAATCTGCGCGTTCAACGTGTGGCTCCCCGGCAAGGTCTACGAATGCTCCGGCCACCTGACCCCATGGCGGGCGGAGAAAATCGAAACGAACTTCGACCAGCCGACTGCCGTCGCGCTCGCCTACGACAGGCAGATGGACCGGCCATTCGGCCACAGCCGCATCAGCCGTTCGCTCATGAGCCTCGTCGACGCCGGATTCCGCACCGTGGTCCGCATGGAGGCGTCGGCCGAATTCTATTCCGTTCCGAAACTCTGGTTCATCGGAGCGAACAGGGACGCGTTCAGCAGCAACACATGGACGAGTCTCATCCAGGCGATCAACGCGATCACCGCGGACGAGAACGGAGAGCTTCCCCAACTGCATCAGGTGCAGCAGGCGTCCATGACGCCCCATTCGGACATGCTCAAGACCTTGGCCATGCTCGTCGCCTCGCAGACCCGAGTGCCGGTCGACTATCTGGGCATCACGTTGGACAATCCGACCAGCGCCGAGGCCATGGCATCCGCCGAACGACGGTTGACGCGCATCGCCGACAAGCAGAACGTGGCCTTCGGACGGGAACTCAAACGGGCCATGGGCATCGCCGTGGCATTGCGCGAAGGCGCGAACACGATACCCGACTCCATGCGCGACGTGCATCCGGTATGGGCGCCCACAAGGGAAATCTCCGACGCGGCGCGCGCCGACGCGTTCACGAAGATCGCCGACAAGATCACCGGCTACGCCGACTCCGATGTCGGACTCGAACGTCTCGGCCTGACCCGCGAGGAAATCACCCGCCTACGCGCCGACCAGCAACGGCAGAAATCGGAACAACGCATCGACCAGCTCATGGACAGAAGCGCGGCGTCCTCGGAGGTGACGGATGGATCTGAACAATCTGGATCTGCCGGAACCGGCGAAAGCGCAGCTTCGTCAGAAACTGGAGAAACTGCATAGGGATTACGAGACTGATCTTGAGAATCTGACAGACGACGCCACCGACGCGATGGAATCCGCGAAACCGTTGGAACGACAAGACATAGTGCTCAGGTACACCCGCGATGCGTCCGAACGATCACGCAGGTACTACACTGACACCAGGAACCTGTGGCAGAAATACGCCGGCATCAAAATGCCGCCCTACGTCTCATCTACTTGCGACGAATATGAAGTGCTATACCGTCAGGTAGGCGGTTTCACTGGAACCGATTGGAATGGGCATAACTACACTAATTTGAAGCATGGCAACGCCAACGGGCTGACTGTTGAAGACCTTTGGCCCGACCTGAAGACGGTGGACGACTGGCAGCAGTTCATTGCCGACATGATGAGCAGGTCTGTACGATTGACCACGCAGAACAACCGCGACGCCGACGAGACGCATCCTGGATGGGCACGCGTCCCACGAGGCTCCAATCCTTGTGCATTTTGCGTGATGCTCGCCAGCCGAGGATTCGCATACACCAGTGAGGAAAGCGCGGACTTCGGCGGCTCTTTCCATAACGGCAAATGCCGTTGCATTCCCGTGTGCAGCTGGGGCAAGGACAAGATCTTCGGCTATGACCAAGCGAAGTATAAAGCCATGTACGATCAGGCCGTGCAAGCCATCAACGGCAACGCATTGGGAAAGAATTGGAAGTCCTCCGCCGAGGAAGCCGGAATCAAGTTGGATTCGGCCGACGCGAATGCCGTCACATTCGTTATGCGTCATAAGTTCCCTAAGCAATTGAGCGACGGGATCATGCCGAAGAAACGTGCGTCTTTCAAAGTCGAACATGATTTCACCGGCATGCGCGACGAGAAATCATTAAGCAAGAAAGGATGGGATGGAAGGCAGAAGGCGCTTGGCGTCCCAGTAGACGCAGACGTCCTTGAGATGCATGAAATCGTGTTCCTGGAACATTTCAAGTCACTCGGACAGCATTACGAATGGATTCCACGCGATACTTTGGGGCACAAATCGACGAATGATTTGAAATGGATTGAGCAAGACCTTGAGTGCGAGATTAAGTCATCTCGGCAAAAACGCCCAGACTACGGATCCATTTCGAAGAACATCTCAAAAGCGGTATCCAAAGCCGAGCAGCATGGTGTCGTGAAGGATGCATTCATTGTGGATCTCACTGGATACTCGGCTCCGGAGAAACTGGTGACGCAACTTTCCCGCTATAACGCGCTGCATAAGAAAAACAAGATCAGACGTTTGTTCCTATTGGACAACAACGGGATGAGAGAAATCGAGCTGCAATAAAAACCCGGAGGCACTCCCGCACGAATAGGCTATTATTTCAAGTCTGCACGGGACCTCCGGTACTTCTATTTTACCAAAAACCATTGATTTCGGTGGATTGCCGGAGTAGACGAACGGACCCGACTGTAAATCGGGTGCTTCACAGCCACGCAGGTGCGAATCCTGCATCCACCACTCGACCAGCCGGTCCGGTTGGCGGCGACCATGCGCCGTATCGCGTGGGAGGACCATACAGCGCACCGTGGCGCGGTCGAACTCGAATCCACGGGAAACAGCAAGAAGGAGCACAGCATGTTCAACAGATTCCGATTCCCGGCCCGTATCCGTCTCATCGACGGCGGCGGGGACGAGGGCGGTTCCGGCGATAGTGGCGACGGCGGCGAGCCGAAATCGTTCACCCAGGAACAGGTCGACCAGATCGTCGAGAAAAGGTTGGCGAAGGAGCGCGGCAAGTACAAGGACTACGACGAGCTCAAATCAAAAGCCATGAAACTCGACGAAATGGAGAACGCCGGAAAGAGCGAAATCGACAAGCTTAAGGAATCGAACGCCGCATTGCGCAAGCAGATCGACGACGCCGCGGCCGAGAAACAGCACGCCGAATGGGTGTCCGAAGTCGCCAAAGACAAGGACGTTCCGGCCGAACTGCTCCGCGGCGGCAGCAAAGAGGAACTCGAAGCGCATGCGGACCTCCTGCGAGCGGCATTGCATCCAGCATCCAAGCCGCCGAGGGTGAAGAACCAGACAGGCTCTCCTTCGCACCAGAACAACAACAAGGACGCCGAAGAGCTCTCGTACATCCATCAGCTCCTCGGCAGATAACGACTGAAAGGACAAGCCATCATGGCGATGAAAACAGACCAGATCAAGCTCCCCGTGAGCGTGGCCACCGAAATCGTGAACAAGGCCAAGGACACCAGCACCATCGCGTCCCTGAGCCCCAGCACGCCGCAGATCTTCTCCGACGCCGACTACCTCGTGTTCAACGGCAAGAGCGAAGCCGAGGTCGTGGCCGAAGGCGCGGTCAAGAACAGTTACGAGCAGACCGTGGATTCCGTCGTGGCGAAGCGCTTCAAGGTGCAGACTACCACCCGCGTCACGAGCGAACTCCAGTGGGCCGACGAGGACAACCAGCTGCAGATCATCCGCAGCATCCAGGCGGATCAGGCAGCCGCTTTGGGCCGTGCGCTCGACTACGTGATCTACCATGCGATTAACCCGAAGACCGGCGCCGCGCTTTCCGGATTCAACCCGTTGAGCACGTCCGCCGTGCAGGTGATCGCCGGCGATGACGAAATCAGCAACGTGGACGCCCTGGCCGATGCGCTGAACGACTCCTACGACATCAACGGCGTGGCATTGTCCAAGACTTGGGCGTCCCGTCTGCGCAAGCTGCGCGTCCCCTCCACCGGCATGCGCTTCTATCCGGAGATTCCGCTGAACCTGCAGGCCGGCAGCCTGGACGGCATCACCGCCGCGACCTCTGGCACCGTCAACGGACGACTGGCCTCGACCCCGACGAAGGTGCTCGCGTTCATGGGAGACTTCAGCCTCATCAAATGGGGCATGGTCCGCGACCTGACCAGCGAGATTATCGCCTACGGCGACCCGGACCAGACCGGCGTGGACCTGAAGGCCCACAACCAGATCGCATACCGTACCGAAGCGATGTACGCGTTCGCCGTCATCGACCCGAACGCGTTCGCCGTGCTCAAGACCAAGTGAGGTGAACGATGAGTTTCCCCATCCAGACGCTTGTGATCAACCCTGCAGGCGAGGAAAAGCACACTGTCGGCCCGTTGGACGCGCAGGTGCGGCTTGTCAACACTGACGGCACCGCCTTCTCCGCCGGTTCCGGTGCCTACGAACTGCCGGAGGCCGGCAAGGACACCCTCGGCGGCATCAAGCAGTTCGTGCCCGAACAGACGATTGGCAACGTTGACGGCAACATCGTCAAGGCCGCCGCAGCCGCTCCGACCAAGGATGAATTCGACAAGCTCGTCACGGCTTTCAATACTTTGGCGAAACAGTTCGATGACACTATCACCGGCCTCGCGGCCTCCGGGGTGATCAAGCTGCCGGACAAGAAGTGACCATGACGGACGAACCGGACATGTTCGCCACCTCCGACGATCTCGAACGGAGGTGGCACAAGCTCACCGACGAGGAACGTCAGAAAGCCGACACGCATCTCGCGGACGTGACCGAGTACATCAAGGAACGCTCGCCCATCTGGCGGCGGCTCCTCGACGAACGGCCACGCCTGCTGACGAAGATCACCTGCGACATCGTCCGCAGAATCATGCAGGCCGAACCGTACGACATTCCCGGCGGCATCACGCAGATGAACCAGACCACCGGCAGCTTCAGCGAACAATACAGTTTCGGAGCGCCCACCGGCGATCTCTGGCTGCGCGACGACGAGAAACGCATCCTCGGCATCAACGCGCAACGCGCGTTCAGCGTCGACATGGCAACGGGGGAGACGTCCTAGTGGAAACCATCGAAGTGTGGCGCGGCCAACCCGACACCGACGTGGACGGCAACCCCATCCAAGGCAAGCCCGTCCCCGTCGGCACATTCCAGGCGCTGGTCGAACCAAACTCCACCACCGACCAGACCGAGGAAAACGCCAATCCACAAACCATCGAATACACGATCCGCATCCGCGGTAGCCAGCCGACAGGCATCCAAGCCACCGACCTGATCAAAGTCAGAGGCATCCTCCTGCCCGTCAAAGGCAAACCACAGGTGTGGAACAACATCCACGGACGCCACATCGGCGACGTCATCACCGTAGGCGAACGGAAAGGATAAGCATGGCCAAACGATGCAGATTCGTCTTCAACCGCAAGGCGTTCAGCCAGCAGGTGCTGAAGAACGAGACGCTGCGCTCGCGCATGCGTGACTCGGCCAATGAGGCCGTCACCGACAGCCGTTGCATGGTCCGCGACCATGACGGCAAGAACCGTAGCGGCGTGGCGATCATCTGCCCGGCACCGGTGGAGAAGGCGCACGGCACGTTGGAGGACACGCTCGGCAGGATGCACGTATGAGCATCCCCGTCACTCCACGGCGCACGGAACCCCTGCTCCTGCCCAAACTGAGGACACTGTTCCCGGACGTGACGTTCGACACCATCGAACGAAGCGACCTCGAACCTCCCTTCACCGAAGCCACGCTGGCCGACTCCATGCAAGGCATGAGCACCCCAATCTCGCAGTACGTGCGGCTGCGGCTGAGCGTGCGCTGCATGAGAGAGGACCATACGGGCGACTGGGACAAGGCCGCACGCCTGTGGGCCGACATCGCGAGGGAGATCATCGGGCTCGGAAACGTCGCGCCGCTCATCGACGCGTCACTCGAATCCGGGCCGGTACGCATGACGGACGAGGACAAGAGGCTGGTGTGCGCGTACGGCGTGCTCCTGCTCGAGGTCACCGTCAACTGAAACACAACCAAAGACAACGTGCCGCCACACGCGAAGAACGGAAAGGTGCAGACGAATGTCTGACAACAACGAAAAAACCACCGTCGCCGCGCAGGCGGCATCCACGCCCAGCGCGCAGGCCGCGCAGGGCGCGACCGACTACGGGTACGTGTCCAGCGGCAATACCGCCGGCAACGTGCGCCTGATCAAGAACTACGCGCTGTTCCTGTTCCCCAAGGGCGACAGCACTTTCGTCGCGCCGACCGGCGTGAACTGGACGCCGCCGTCCAACAAGAAGCCGATCGGATACAGCACCGAGGACGGCGCCGTACTGCATCCGGAACCGGGCGACAGCACCGACTACAAGGCCCACAACGGCGACATCGTGCTGTCCGACACGGATCCGGGCTACTGGACCCTCCAGCTCGCCGCGATGGAAGGCCGCAAGGACGTGGTGTCGGCCTACTTCGACGTGGACGTGGAATCCGACGGCGGCATCAGCATCAAGGGCGCCGGATTGAAGAAGGAGTGGATCCTCGTGCTGGTCGCGCTCGACCAGCAGGACCGTCCGTTCCTCCTGTACGGCACCAACGCGAAGGTGTCCGACCGTGACGACGTGAGCCTGAAATCCAGCGAGATCATGAACTTCAGCATGACGTTCAAGATGCTCAAGGGCACTAACGGCGAACAGTTCCACGCATGGGGCCTCGTCACCGAAGACGCCAAGTAGCCCATTGATTCTTCCCGTGCGGCCGATGGCGGTCGGCCGCACGGGACCATTACCCATAACCGCCGATAACCATGAAACGGAGACGAAATGAGCGACAACACCTACCATGTCGTGGACGTGGACCTTACCGACGCGGAGGAGCTCAAGCCCGACGTGCACCTCGAGGTCGCCGGAGCGAAACTCGACCTGCCGAACCTCAACAACGCGGAACTGCCCATCGAACTCGTGCAGGCCATCCTCCTGGTCAAGAGCAGGCCGACGCTCTCCGACGAGGAGACCAGCGCGTGCATGGCCGCGTTCCTCGCATACTTCGAGAACGCGCAGCCGAACTTCTGGACCGCGCTACGTAAGACCAAACGCCCGATGGCCTACCTCATCGCCACGGTGAAGGCGTGGGCCGACGAATCCGGACTGGACCCAAAAGCGTTTACCTCGCCCACCTCTGGAACAACCACCGCGCGGCGCTAGCCTACGACTGGATCCGAGCGTACGGGCAGATCTACAGGCCCGTACGCTTCCGGGAATGGGTTGAAGGCCAACGTCCACGAGTCGATTGGGGACTCGCCTGGGCGTTGACCCGCGAAATCCTCAAAGACCATACGAGCCACTCGTGGATGGCGTTGCAGAACGCCGTCTACGCGCCCGACGGAGCCGAACAGGCGGTCTGGACGCTGTCCGGACAACGCAAACGCCCATGGTTCGACCACGAGCACGACCCGCTCCGCCCGCCAACCCCGACGCACAACCTCACCCGCCGTCAACGCGAGGACAGGGAACGGCTCAAAGCCTACTTCCACATCAACGACGACCTCTGACTCCGACCGCCATCGGAATCCCAACTTACGAATAAGGAAACACGATGGCAGCACAGGACATAGGCGTCGCATACGTCCACGTCGAACCATCCGGCAAAGGATTCGGCAAAAGCATCGAAGGCGACATCGGCGACGCCGTCAACAAAGCCTCCAAGAAAAGCTCCAACACCCTCATCTCGAAAATCGGCGGAGCATTCGGCAAAATCGGCAAGGTCGGCACAGGCGCGATCGTCACCCTCGCCGGCGGCATCACCGCATTGGCCGCCAAAGGCGGCTTCACCCGCGCCCTCAACATCGAGAACGCGCAAGCCAAACTCAAAGGCCTCGGCCACGACAGCGCCAGCGTCACCGAAATCATGAACGACGCGCTCGCCTCCGTCAAAGGCACCGCGTTCGGACTGGGCGACGCCGCGACCGTGGCGGCCAGCCTGTCCGCCTCCGGCATCAAGGAAGGCGACCAGCTCACCAAGGTCCTCAAGACCGTGGCCGACACCGCGCAGATCAGCGGCAGAAGCCTCACCGACATCGGCACGATCTTCGGATCGGTCGCCGCGCGAGGAAAACTCCAGGGCGACGACATGCTCCAGCTCATGTCGAGCGGCATCCCTGTCCTCCAGATGCTCGGCAAGCATCTGAACAAGACCAGCGCCGAAGTGTCCGACATGGTCTCGGACGGCAAGATCGACTTCCAGACCTTCGCCGACGCCATGCAGGAAGGATTGGGCGGCGCCGCCCAGAGCGCCGGCACCACGTTCGCCG